CATTTTCTCTTGCTCTTGTAATATCATCTGCTGTTACTTGATATTTAAGATACATTCTTTCAGAACCATCATAATGATACTGAGCAAAGTATTGTATTGCTTCGTCTATTCTATCTTCTACTTGGTCGTCTTCTACGTTGATTTCTATAACAGGTTTACCTAGTGCTCTCAAGCAATATTGCTTTAATGTTTCTCTACTAGTAATTGGGTTGTTCTGTGCCATAATACTACTATTTATGCATTATATATACCTATATGATATTGGAAAATTATTATTACTATTTTACAGGTGTTATACCAGAAATTGTGTGTGATGATATAATAAAAACTGCTCAACAGCGCCAGGAACGTCTAGGTGCTACAGGAGATATGTCTGAGGAAGAGTTACAATCTAATCCTGACTTACAAAGAGATAACAGCAAACATAGAAACAGTTATATCGCATGGATAGATGACCAATGGGTATATAACGAAATACACCCTTGGATACAACAAGCAAATATAAATGCAAAGTGGAACTTTGATTGGAACAGGTCAGAGGCATGTCAGTTTACAAAATACAAACTAAATCAGTATTATCATTGGCACGAAGACCAAGGTGTAAAACCTAACAAAGAAGGT